TTGAAGTTTGTATCTGCCTCAATTTGAAACAGCCCGTGTGGCTGCTTGAGGTCTTGCAGTTGCTGGTAAATAAAGTCATCGTTGAAGTCAATATCGTCAACTGTTATTCCTATAGTTTTACAAGCTCTATCAACTACAGAAACGCTTCTTAGACCCAATATATCAAGCTTTACGCTGAGGTCTGAAACCCAATTCATGTCGTAAGAACTAACCGTGCTTTCTTTGTCTGAAGCTAACTCAGTCGGGCAGGACTTGTTCATCAAGTCGTATGATATAGATACTGCTGATGGGTGTACGCCTTTGTTTTTAACTAAGTTCCTTAATTTTAAGGCTACATTAAATGAAGCCTTGTTTTCGTCACACCATTCTTTGAGTTCTTCTGATTCGTCATAGCTTTCTTGGAGGTCTTTTACTGAGCCAAAGACTTTTGGGCTCATTGCGGAGACGCTGTTCATCTCGTTCTCTTTTTTGCCTCCTACAATTTTTCCGCATTCTTTGATTAGTAATTTAGTACTGAGAGTGTTTAAGGTAAGAATTTTACTGGTTCTGCCTTTGAATTTATCTTCAAGATACTGGAGTACTTTTTGTCGATTATAGTAGCAGATGTCTAGGTCTACATCGCACATTAAGGAGCCGTCAAGGTATGTGATTCCTTTAACTTCTTTTTTCTTTGCTCTAATTTTAGATACAAACCTCTCGAAGTACAGTTCGTGCTTTACTGAATCAATTTTTGTGACACCTATCAAGAAGAGCACGATACTGCCAGCCGCAGAACCGCGCCCTAGCCCAGTAGGTATGTCGTTTTTCTTGCAGTAATTAATTACATCCCAAACCAGTAGCACATAATCAGTAAATCCCAGTTCGTCTAAGGTTTCTAGTTCGTATTTTATTCTGTCTACATACTTTTGGTATTCTTCGCTACCTTTTTCGAGGTTTAGTTTTTTAAAGCCATCCAGACACAACGCTCTTAGGAAGTCGAAGTTACTGATATCTTCGCTGACTTTGATTTTATGCTTTTCGGTTTTTTCTATAGTAAACTTTGGTAGCCTTACTCCGTGTAGGCCCAAGTCGTAGTTCCCGAAAGATGAGCAAAATTGCTCTGCTGTTAGATTTGTACTTGCCATTTTAATTTATTCCAAACTTTTAGATTGAGTTTAAGGTCAACGATAGCGTTGTGTAGGTTATCGTAATCGTGATCTATGTTGAATTCTTTACCTAGCCAAGTGAGGTTGCTTTTAATTTTTCTAAATCTAGTGTGGTAGATTTTGTATTGGTAGGTAGTAAAGTCCATTTCGCCATCATAAGGCACTTCACCCTTAATGCCTCTGGCTATGCAGTTCGTATCTATGATTTTGGAGACAAGGTGCTTGTAGTCTTTGCCCATGTGTTTGTAAAAGTCTCTGATTAGGTAAAGATCGAACCCAAGGATGTTGTGGCCGACTACGTAGTCTGCGTTATCTAGCCAGTCCATGACGGTAGGCAAAATGCCTTCTGGAGCAACGCCTTTTTTATCCATGTCTTTTGGGTTGTACTTAGTGATTCTCGCCGCGTCTTCGCTAATCTCTAGGTCAGTGTCCCATTTGACATAAAAGTCTCTTTCATCTACGGACTTGTCGCCCTTAACTTTGAGCATTGAAATCTGCCAAGGCAGATTGTGGCACGAGTGTAAACAAAGATTAAATGTTTCACAGTCAATGAAGACTAGCTCTTTACTCTTGTCAAATCTTAGTAGGTGTTCGTCCATTATCTTTTAATTCGGTGACTGTCGCTGTCCTTGTGGTATGTGCTTATTTCTATGAACTCAACATCTCCGTCATAAGCTATTAGCTGATGAGGTAAGCCTCTGGGCATCTCTAATACTTCACCTTCATGAATTACCCTTTTCACTTCTGTTCCTTCCATCGTGTCAATGGTATTTACCTGTAGCGAGCCTTTGGTTATGTAGAACGTTTCATGCTTCTCCATGTGAAAGTGCATCGATGAATTGTAGCCTTGATTAATTTGGAGTATCTTGCCACAGTAATTTTCTTCTGGGTTGTTTGCCATCCAGATTTCCCTACCCCAATCCTTTTCTACTATTTTGGGTAGTTCGGTTTTTCGGGATTTCTCTTGTCCTTCTTTCCAGATTTCGCCGCCAGTTTTTTTCATTCATTTTCCTTCCAGCTTTCGAGAGAGAACTCGTCGCTACACATGTGTTCTATTTCTGGTTTATCTAGTGAACTTCTATTATTAATGCACCTAAAGGTTAGATAAGCCTTGAAGTCTTCTTTCTTTTTGTAATAAATGCTTTTAGATTTCATGACCTCGTTTGAGTTTCTCTCTGCGTATTCTAAAACTCTGTTTTCGAGCATGTCGTCAAAGGGTAGCCCGTTTGACTCAACCATTAGTAGCGGCTTGGTAAAGTCGAATTCTGGAACGCATGTGGAACATGCTAGCAGATTTTTGTATATGAAGGAATCATAAAATGGTATACAAAGCGATAAATCTTTATCGTCCCATATTTCTGCGATACTTTTATAGTCTATTCTCGGCGTGTAGTAGAATCCTTCAAGCGAGGCTTTTGTGCTAAGTTTGATCAGCTTTGCGTACCCTTTTTTATTTTTAACAAAAATAATTGCCTTGTGGGTTTTTTGTAATTGGGATTCATTTTTCTCAGAAAGGTCTGAGCAGACCGACATCCTCAGACCAAAGGCAAGTTTAATTTTAGCCTCCTTGCAATTTCTGTATGCTTGTAAATAACCAGTCATCGCGTCATCTACCAGCGGTAAGGTTTTAATGTCGTTGTCGTGACATATATCTATGATAGAGTCTGGCCCGTCTCCTTGGGAGGAGCCTTGAGGCTCTAGGGTTAAAATACTTCTCCCCAACGAGTAGTGGGATTTAAATGTAGGTAGGACTCTCATTTTATTCTTGATAATGCGCTGGGCAACCGTTGTATTTCATTTTGACCATTTTAGTCTTAGCCGTCATCGACTCTATGAGTTCTTCTTTTTCAAAAGCGGTTTTAACTATGTTTCCGTCCTCATTTTTTATTGCGTAATACTCGAACGGGTCTAGGTAGGGGCATCTCCATGTTTTGCCAGCTTTACAGAGCCATCGAGTCTTGGGGCTACCTGCGGCAAATTTTGATGTAGCTTTTTCTTCCGTGAAATTGTTAATTTGCTCGTATACAAAAGCCATGTAATGCTCGAAGCCTTCTAATTGGTCTTTCGATGCTTCTACTTGTTGCACGGGTTGCTTGGGAAATCTTAGAAATTGAAACTCAGCGACGACATTTTCAATGTCGGGCCAGATTTTTTTTGCGGCAATCGTGTAGGCCATAGCTTGGAAGTTGGCGGTTAGCTCTTCTCCTCTGAATTTGTATTTACTTGATTTGTAGTCTACGATTTTGACTAAATTTTTGTTTTTATATACCGCAGATTTATCGATAAACCCTCTGCATTTGTATTTTGGTTTTTCGCTTTCTATGAGGAACTCTCTCTCAGCCTCTAGGTCTTCGCTGCCGTTCATCCAGAAGTCTGTGTTGAGACCAACTACGATCATATCGTTACAAAGGTCATAGTTCTCATCATTAAACCTTCCAGCTTTTTTAAGGTGACTGATTACGAGTCTTTTAACTGACGGGACTCCGTCTAAGCCTTTATCGATTAGTAATTTTAAGTGACCATCCCTCTCCTTTCCTAGGATTAGCTCAAAGACAAGGTGGCATATTGTCCCGCGCATTGCTCCATCGTTTTGCTTCTGAGGAAGCATTAGGTGATAGTTGCACCAGTAGCGCCAAGTGCAGTCTTCCAGTGTTTTCATTCTGGACGGAGAAAGTATTCTTTCTTTTTTACTCATGCCAAGATTTTATTTCTTCTTTTGTCATTTCTCCAAAATCACACTTGGAGGGAAGTTTAATGTTGATTTGGTTTGGATCAAAGAACTTTTTTAACTTTTTTTCAGCTTTTTCTGCTGCTAGATTTCCTGCGTTGTTATTCTTCGAATCGTCGTTAAAAGATACGTATATCTTATCTGGGTCAGCTTTAATTATAGAATTAAGAACCTCGGTGCTTACGTCTAGGCCAAAAGTAACTATTGAATTTTTAATTCCGCAGTCCCACAGAGCTAGCATGTCTCCAATGCTTTCTACAAGGATAACTTCTTTTTTTTGTCTGATTATTTTAAAGTTATTTTTTAAGGGGTACTTCCAGCTAGCTTTGCCTCCGTAGTGCTTCCACTTGGGTCGCTTGTCGTTGCCGCTCGTTAGGTCTCTTCCTGCAAGTCCGGTAAGTTCGCCGTTGTAGTTGAAAATCGGAAATACATACCTTTTAGCCATTATTCCAGCCTCAACCACTCCTCCTTTGAATTCTTCGAGCGTTTCTTGAGACACGCCTCTGTTGATCCAGTATTTGTGATCTGGGATAATCTTTAGGAGATATTCTGGCTTGAGAACCTTTGGCGCTTTCTCTGTTTTATCGTTTTGGATTTTACTCTTTTCGTTAAGGCTCCTCTCGGTGATTTGCACTTTTCCGCCAAGCCATTGTTTAGCCTCTTCTGCGGATTTTAAATTTAAAGAAAGCTTCACTAGCTCTTGGAACGAGCCGCTAATATTAGCGCTAAAGTCTATAAAATATCCATTATTTTTTCTTACGCTAAGGACTGTATTGCTGGATGAGTCCCTGTAAATAGGTTTCATCCTCAACTCTTTACCGTTATCGCTTATGTTTGAGTAACCGATTTCGAGTAGTATGTCTTTAATCTCTTGCATTAAAATAATTCGCCGTCATTTGGGCTTTCGTCTTCGGCTGCGAAGTTTTCGTTTTCTGTGTTAACTATGTCTCTAAGGCTTCCTCTCTCTTCTATGTCGAAGTTTTCTACTTGGAAGTTGAGAAAGTTGTTCATGAACCTTTCTGAGCCGTCTTGGAGTGTTCTCCTAATTATGTCGTGATGACCAGCAGCGTCTTTGCCTTGGAAGCGAGTTTTAAGGGGTATTAGTTTGTGTGTGCCAAACCTGTCGCCATCTTCAGCCATTTCTTCTAGGCTTTTACGTCTGAATATTGCAACAAAGCTTGCGAACCATTGCAGCCTATCTGAGAGAGAAATTGCCGAGGAGTCGTCTACGAGAGCTCCTTGGGCTCCTCTTTCGCCACTTCGGTTCATTTGCATGGCAGTAATTATTGGGGCGTTAATTTCTTCTGAGAGTTTTTTTAGTTTATCAATTTTATCGCCAATCGCTTGGTGCTCGGCCCAGTTCGCTGCGACTCTCTCGCCCGTAAGCTTGACGTAATCATACGCTAAGATGCATTTGTTCCCTCTGCCTACTTTAGAAAAGTACCAACGCCTTACCATTGAACAAATTTGGTCTATGTTTTTATTTCCCACAAAGTAGTGGTCGCATTTCATATTTTTAATTTGTTTAATTTTTGACCTAAAAGCCTTGACGTAATCTTCCCTTTTTCTCCAGTTGCCAGTTTCGAGGAACCACATGGGTATTCCCGTTAGTGATGACGCAACTCTGAATTGAATGTCAACCGTGCTCATTTCTGTGTCAAGAATTAAGGCTGGTACATTGTTTATAGCAGCCGACTTTATGAGCATGTTGCTTATGAAGGTAGTTTTGCCTTGCGCTGGCCTTGATACGATTGCGTAAATGTTTCCTTCTCTGAGTCCACCGTACATTCTGTTAAATTCTGCGTAGGGCGTCTGGAGCCCGCTCTCAGTTTCTGGCGAGTTTCCTCTTTCTTCCACTAGCTCTTCAACGTCTTTGAAAAGATTCACTGGCTCGTCTTCTATTTCGTATTCTTGCATTTTATCGCCATATATTTTATCGCAATTTGAAACTATGTCTGACAAGGATTCTGTACCGCATCCTTTCGAGTAGTCTTGAATTTTTTTACCTACGCCATGAATCTCTCTCCGAACCCTAAGTTTTAGTAGTTCTTTTGCTGACTCTAGTGTCGCCTCTTCTGTGATTTGGGTAAAGGATATGTTGTCTATGTATCTGTAAATGTCTATCTCTTCGTTGAATGAAATTCCTAAGTTTTTAATTTTCTCTGATAAAATTACTTTATCTAAATTCCCTCCATTGTTGAGTATGTTCGAGATGACTGAGAAGATTGTCGAGTGTACCTCGTTGACAAAGTCTTTCTCGGTAATGAACCTCTGGACCTCTGGGAATAGATTTGAGTATTTTAATAACCCACCTAATACGTGCTTTTCTACTTTTAATGAATATATTTCCATGACAAACCGTGAGTAGACGCTAACTTGTTTTTTAAGTTAGGTCAAGGAAAATAAAATTGAGAGGGGACTTAGAACAAATCTTCTTCGTCGTCTTCGTCTTCTTCGATGATTTCGCAATCCTCCGCGAGGAACGAATCTACTAAGTCTTCAACTTCCACTTCTTCCGTAGCTTTTGTCCAGCTACTAATGAAACTATGTAATCCTAACATAGTAATTTCGCTGTCTAGGTCTCCGACTATTTCTGGCTTGCCGTCTTTATTAACAAAAAAGACAATATAGCCGCCCGTTGTCCACTCGTTCAGATTGTGAAGGACTGAGGGGGGGATCGAACTTTTATGGCGTTTTTTGTCGTCCATCCTTTAGTTATTACACTAATTTAAAGAATCAATCCGAATTTTTCTTTAAAGAATGTCTTGGACATTTCTCCTATTTCATTTTCTTCTATTTCTATTAATTTAAATTTATTTTTATCAAGCCATTCGGCTTTCTTAAAGTCTCTTTTTATTGAGTCCAGATACTTTATTCTGGAGTTACTGTGGAAAAATTTATTAAATTCCGAGTGCTGTTTTCCGTTAACTTCTATAGCAACTTTAAATGTAGCGTTAAGTAGGTCAACTTTCATTTTGGTTCCGTAGACAGGGAACTCTTCATATACAACGTGACCTAGCCAGAAATCTTTAAAAAACTGCTTTACTTTAAATTGTATTTTTGATCTAGATTTAGAATCCCAGTTAATAAGGTATTTAGAGACATTCTTGTTCTGGAGTTTGCCGTAAATGTTGTATAGTCTCATAAAATTGGTGGAGGCGAGGGGAGTCGAACCCCTGTCTTCAAAACCATCTGCTCAGATATGCTACAAGCTTAGTTAGTGTTAATTTTCGTGCTTCGTCACTAACAACTACACACGAGGTTGGAGGCACTTTATTTATACTAGACTCCTCCCTCTTCCTAGTTTTTTTTGCTCGCTATCGACGCCCTAGCTCCTTAACGAGCATCCAGAGTAGGACGGGTAGCTTACGCAGCTACAGCAGCCTCTTCAGCCCAGCCGTGCTTAGCGAGAATCGCGTCAGCTTCGGCAACCGAAGGAGCCATATCAACATTATTGGCAGTTGAATTGCCTTGATAGATGTTTTAAGAGGCCCACTATCATCCTCTGCTTGCAATCTTGCGTAAGGCTCTAAATCGAAACCAGTACGCCCCCGTTAAAGTTTACACTTTTTAAATTTATTTTTTTAAAACTTCTCTAAACTTATTAAACAGATACTTACCTATCTCCTCATTATCTTCAAAGAATTTTTTAAAGTTGTCAATGCCTTGATGCTGTTTCGGCATCTCTAGGCTGAGTTCATTTTTAATTTCCTCAATTAAATCATCGGATACTGAGACCCATGCGCCGCTCTTCTTAGCCATGTCGAATGCCAGTAACACTTCAACGACTTCGTACTCAGCCCATATACTTTTGCCTCCTGTTCTTCCGTACCTAATTGGATACTTTACAACAGAGCCAGTTTTTTCGTTTGGTGTTTTTTTAAAAACAACCTTACACCAATGTCCAACCGCTTCTTCTTTGTCTCCGGTTCCTTTTGAGATTAAGTCTTTTTTAAATCTTTCTTGGAACTCTAGAATCCAATCACTATAATGGAGAAGCGCGTTACCTCCAGACGCATTGGTTATTTTGGGGTCTGTTTTTTCGTAAGGGTTTAGCGATACTTTCGCTCTTACTTGGGAAACCATGAAACAGATATGCCCCCTTGTTGTTAATGCTAGTGCCATTTTTCTTAAAAAGTCTGAGCTTAGCAGGGCTCCAGCGGCTACTTTATTCGCGTCCTCTGGTCCTTTCTGTAGGTCAGCTTTAGGTACTAAAGAGTCCATCGAATCAATAATAAACATATATTTAACTTTATGTTTATTGTCTTTAATCAATGCTCTTATAAGGTTAATAACCGATTCGTAGGTATTGCTTTTATATTCCAGCCACTTTCTTTCATCTTCATCGATTCCTGCTCTTTGAACCATTTCCTTGGATAGTCTTCCTTCTGACTTAACGTAGACTACCATGCTGTTCTCTAGTTTTTGAAAATTTCTAGCAAAGGCTAAGGCGCATGAAGTTTTACCCCCCTCTGTGACCCCGCTAGCCCTAATTATACCCGGTCTGATTCCGCCGCTCATTTCTATGTCTAAAACTAAGCTACCGCTAGAGACAACATAATCTGTCTGTTCCTCGAAATTGTAATGATCATCTTTGTTGTTTTGTAGATACGCTTTTATCTGATCTACGTGACTTACTTCCGCTGTTTGTTCTTTGGCTTTTCTAGGCATCATCTAACCAATCTTTTATGGTTTTCGGTTTTTTTTCTTCTGCTTTAAAGTCTTCTCCAAATTTTTCCCCGCCAATCTCGTTTACTGCACGCTCTGGCAGTTTAACGTTTTTGGTAAGTTTAATGTTTTTAATTATTGACTTACCTTCTTCTGTAAAAAACCAGCTTAAGTCCTTGCAGTTTTCATGAACAGGAAAGTCTTCCCAGAACTTTTCGTCTGGTATCATTTCTAGCATTTTCTTTGCTAGAAACATATTTGTTTTAATTTGCTTGGGGCTGGCCCAAGCGCTCGCTTTATCTTTGAAGAATCTCCCAATAATTTTTTGATATTTATTGGGTTTTCTTTTACTCATGAAGATCAAACTCTACCATTCTTTTGATAAGCATGTCAAAGGAAATCTTTCTTTCCCAGCCTAATTTTTCTTCAGCTTCGCTTGGGTCTCCCAGTAGCAGGTCAACTTCTGCTGGTCTGTAAAACTTAGGGTTTATTTTAATTAAAATCTCTCCTTCTGGGGAGTTGTTGTAAAGTTTTGTTTTAGTGGGCTCATCCTCTATTTCTGTCCAGCTTCCAGAAATGCCAGCGTATTTAAAAGCTTTGCTGGCAAACTCTTTAATGGTGTGGGTTTCTCCACTGGCTAGGACATAATCTTCTGGCTTTTCTTGATTTAACATTAGCCATACGCCTTTTACGAAGTCCTCACTGTCGCTCCAGTCTCTTTGGGAGTAGATATTACCGAGTTCTATTGGTTCAAATTTTTCTTTTCTGTCTATGGATTTTTTAATTCTAGCGACACCTTTGGTGATTTTTCTGGTCACAAACTCTTCGCCCCTTTTGGTTCCTTCATGGTTAAACAGTATTCCGTGTACCGCGTACATGTCGTATGACTCTCTGTAGACTTTAATGAGATGCCTCGCTGAGCATTTGGAGGCTCCGTATGGGCTCCTAGGTCTCAATGGATGCTTTATGTCTTGTGGGGCGTACTCTACATCGCCAAATTCTTCGCTGCTGCCCGCGCTGTAGAATCTGCAATTTGGTTGAAAGTGCCGTATTGCTTCTAGGCATCTAGTTACGCCGTTAGCGTTTACATCGAAAACGTGGAGAGGCATGTCCCAGCTAATTCCAACAAAAGAGTTCGCAGCGAAGTTAATAAAGTAATCTGGCTGGATTTCTCTTACTAGTTTTTGTATACTTATTTCGTCCGTTAAGTCGCCATATACTAGCTGGAAGTTGGGATGGTTGAGGAATTTTTTACAGTTATTGAAATTTGGATTGGCGACCCGCCTAATCATTCCAAATACCTTTAGGTCGCTGCATTGCCCTAATAGGTACTCACACATGTTGGCTCCATCTTGGCCAAGCACACCCGTAACTAAAACTTTTTTCATACGCTTCTTAAATTAAGTTCATTTTTCTGAAACCAATCATAAGTGGATTTTAGTCCTTCTTCTAAGCTGGTTTTGTGATGCCACCCAAGTTTATGTAGCCTCGAACAGTCTAGCACCCTTTTTAGAGTACCATCTGGTTTTGATAGATCAAATTTTATTTCTCCTTGGTAGCCTACTACTTCGGCAATTAGGTGAGCTAGATTTTTAATCGAGATTTCTTCTCCAGTTCCTATGTTTATTTGAGATACTCCTTGGTCATATATGTCTTTAAAGTTACAATTCTCAAGGATATACACACATGCATCAGCTAAGTCTTTAACGTGCATGAATTCTCTCATCGCTTCGCCAGTACCCCAGACTTCTACTTCTTTTAGCTCTTTTTCTTTAGCTTCGTGAAACCTCCTCATTAAGGCAGGTAATACGTGTGAGTTTTTAGGGTGGAAGTTGTCGTTTTCTCCGTAGAGATTTGCTGGCATTACCGATAGGAACTCATCTGAGTGTTGCCTGTAGTAGCTTTCGCACATTTTAATTCCAGCTATTTTAGCTATGGCATATGGCTCATTTGTGGGTTCTAGCGGAGACCTTAATAAGTACTCTTCTTTGATCGGCTGATCTGTGAACTTGGGGTAGATGCAAACGCTACCCAAAAATAAAAGCTTGTCTATTTGGTATTCGTGCGAGTAATGAATTAAGTTGCTTTGTATTTGTAGGTTATCGTAGATAAACTCAGCACGATATACGTTATTTGAATGTATTCCTCCCACTTTAGCGGCGCAATCTATTACGACACTGGGCCAATATTGCTTAAAGAAACCTTCGGTCTCCGACTGGTTTGTAAGGTCTAACTCTTGCCGTGTTTTGGTTATCAAGTTCTCGTAGCCCTTAGATTTTAGGTTTTCTAGCACAGCAGAGCCAACCATGCCCCTATGTCCAGCAACGAAAATTTTAGTGTCTTTTTTCATTTTATTCTTTTTCGTAAACGGCAATTATATCGTCTCCTCTGCCTTTTGCGTCTCTTATATCATGGACGGTGAATCTTTCGTCTTTTTGGTATAACTCAAGGTACTCTGGGTAGACATCTTCGATTATGTAAACAGCCCCAGAGTTTAGCTTAGGTTCTAGCAGTTCGAATGTAGCTATGGAGAGGTGGTGGACATGCGATGCGTCTTCTATGACTAAGTCTAGTCCAGACTCTGGGAATAAAGGGTCTTCTAGGATTTTGACGCTAGTTTGGTCGCTTTCAGAAAGAAGTATAAGATTGTCGGTCTCGGCTTGGTTAATTTTGAGTCTGTGGTAGCTATGGTCTAGCCCGTATACTTTCGCTTTCTCAAAAGCTCTACAAAGGAAATGGAGTCCCCCTCCCCTTTCTGTTCCGACTTCAAGTATGTTTACTTCTTTTCCGTAGAACTTTTCTAAGAGTTGCGGGTAAATCTCTTCGTATGCGTGATAGTCGGCCTTGTCTGTTAGATTTAGCTCGCTGGCCGCGATCATGCATTTTTTTATTTTTTCTTGAGCTTCACTCATTTTCTTTTATAACTCCTTCGATAGTTTTTACGTATTGTTCTGCTAACTTTTTCCATTCAAAGTTTTCTTTTGCGTATTTAACGATTTCTCTTCTGTTTTCAACCGAGACTTTTCTGTTTTTTTCTATAATGTCCCTCAGTCGATTCGTGTCATTCATTTCCTCTTCGCTTACTACGTCGATAAAGGGGAGTGAAAGGTCTAGGTTTGCGGTTGCTTGTTCGGATATCACTAAGCCTAGACCAGCCATGAGACCTTCTAAACAGGAAAGAGAGTGAGCTTCTCCATCGCTTAGTAAGACCATGTTGGCGTAGTCGGTTAGGCTCTCGTAAACTTTACCTTTTTCCCACTCTCCTAGATAGTCTGAACTGCCGTAATCGAACTCTGTGTCTTGTTCGTTTCCTGCAAAGTCAATGTTGAGGTTTTTGCCTTGAAGGAAAGACTGTTTCTTTCTTGGGTCTATTTTCGCCAGACAAATTGATCTATCTGGTTTCTGGCATTTAGAATCGAAAAGAAACATATTAGAATTAGCGCCATTTGGTGTTATTTTAATTTTTTCTTCTGGTATTGAGAGCTCTCGAATGTATGTCTCCTTGATTCCTTGTGACAATGCAAATATGTAGTAATCTATATTTTTGTAAGCGTTAAAAATTTGATTGTAGGCTCCATGCTTTTCTGGTTGCTCTAAGTATGCATAGTGACTTGTGACCGCTTTGTTTTTGCAGTTAATGAACCTCATCATCGGTACATAATCGTCGTACTGCAAGTGCACAAAGTCTAAGTCTCTTGAGTTTACGCTTTCTATGACTCCTTGGAAGTCTCTTGAGTTGTATATGTAGACTTCGTGCCCAAGATCAATCAAGGCTTCTGAATAATCCCAAATCAATGATTCTATAGCGCCCCAGCCCTTTGGAGGAATAGGCATAAAACCCGGTCCAATGATTCCTATTTTCATTTTTTAATTTTATTTATATTATCTACGTAAGTATCAACTAGACCATCCCAAGAAAAATTTTCTAAAGCATATTTTCTTATGTCATTTCTTATGGGTATGCATCTTTCTCTATTCTGTTTAATGATCGAGTTTATGTAGTCTAGATCGTCTATCTTTGACTCTGGTATTAAGTCGATAAATGGTAGGTCAAGATTTAATTCAGAACAAGCATATTCTGAAAAAACTATACCTAATCCGCAAGCCAGAGCTTCTTTGATTACTAAGGGCGTGCCATTTTCTCCAGTGCTTAGCAAAACCATATTCGCGTAGTTCGTAAGCATTGAGAAAAGTTTTTCCCTAGGTTTGATTTCTCCAAGGTAATTTGAGTTGGAGGTATCAAAATTAGTGTTGTGGAATTTGCCGATGAAATCCACGCCTTCTAGGGATTGAAATTTATACTGTCTTTTTCTTTCTTCTATTTTCGCTAAATAAACAGATTTGTTTGGCAGTTCGCAGTGGGAGTTAAAGGACCAGTTATCGAAGTTGACGCCGTTCTCTAAGATTGAACATGAGCCCTCCTTCGCCCCGCATTCGGTGAAGGCATCTCTGTCCTTTTTAGATATACAAAAATTATGGAAACCTTCATTCCTAGTTAAAAAGTAAAAAATATGCCCGTAGTTATCGGATTCGTGTTTTTCAAGTTGATCGACATATGGGTAGTGACTGCTTATCCCCTTGTTCTCACATTGGATGTGAGGTATTAGGTCGTAGAATTGGTCGTAGTGGACGTGAACAAAGTCCCAGTTTTCAGCGTTGCACTCGTTCAGTATTTCGTTTCTGTCTGGGGTGTTAATGATTTTTACTTCGTGCCCCTTCTTCTCTAAAGTGCAGTAATAGTCCCACATCAAGGATTCAACTGCGCCCCATCCATCTGGTGGTATCGGTAATATACCCGGTCCTATTAAGCAGATTTTCATAATCTAAACAATTCTTTTATTTTGGTTTTCGTTGGTTCTTCGTAGTGCTTGCTTGGGTCTCTCCTGTGGGGGTCTGCGTGAAGAAATATTACGTCCTTCATTTCCTCTTCGAACGGATTCTTGCCTTTCAGTGTTCCGTTAGTTATTTCTAATTCCATGTGCTTTGGCCCCATCGAGCAATGATTGAGTCTACCTCCTAGGTCGATTATTTCTTTTTCGGCAATTGCGCTTAAGAAGACTTCGTCTGTAACACCTTGGATATATTCTTTGTAGTTGCCGTCTGAATCTTTGTAGACGGAATCGTAAGACTCAAGGACTTTCGAGATTAACTCTCTGTTTTTGTCTGAGTTTTTGTATAGGAATACTCCCCCAGCGTAAAAGTTGCTGTTTATGTCTGCTTCGAAAGTTAAGAATAATTCGTGGAAAAACTTTTTATTTTCAGAGGGCACGGCTTTCTCGAAAAAGTCTCTCAACGTCGGAACGTAAAAATGTTTCGCCGCTCCTACTCCTTCTCCGATTTCTGAAAATAACTCATCAAATCTATCGTTAGCTAGCGCGGTGTCTGTGTCTACGTATACTACATATTCTGTCTGAGCTTCCAGTACGGCTACGTACTTCTGTCTCCAGAACTGGAACCCGACTTTCTTTTGTGATAGGTCTAGGTTGTCTGTTGACTCTAGGATTTTAACGTTGGGATAATCAGATGGGAACTTATTGTTTAGGTCTAAAACTAAAAAATTAGTTTCACGTAGAAGTTCTGTTATGCTGTCTATGCTTGTCTTGAGGTTTGAGTAATGCTCGTCACCTCCCCCAACTATGTATACAAAGGTAATTTTTTTAGAATCCATTACAAGACCTTTAATATTGATTCAATTCTGTTTAAGTATGTATGGTTATCTTTAACGTATCTCATACAGTCTTCAATAAAAGTGTAGTTTTCTCTTTGGGCCATGGCGTCATGAAAAAGCTGTGCTGGGTCTTCCTGTAGTACGCAATGCCCCTCCAACTCACTGTGAATCTCCTTGGAGTTTGTCATTGGAAGGTGACCCCAGCTAGCTGACTTGAATACCCTACACGGAACGTAGCCGTTTCTCAAGTGCTCTGGACCTCTTACGTCTGCCGCTAGGATTGAACGCTTGGTTCTTTCTTGAACTTCATCCTCTGGTAGCGGGTGTCTGAACGGGTCGTTATGATGAAAAGGTATACCTGCTTTTTTACATTCCATTATGAACTGAGAAAATGTACTAAAGTTTTCACATCTACCGTCTGGACTTAAATTCCCGCAAAAATGTATAACTCTTTCTCTTTCTTTTTTAATTTCTTGAAAATTAAATTCATGAGGCAATAAGCTAGCTCCCCAAGTTATGTAGAATTTGTCGTAATCTGCAATTTCGTACTCGTGGTAGTCGTTTTTATATTTTATTGACCTGTTTGACTTCGGTTCAAAGTAGCAAGAGCTTCCAACCTTTTGTACTTTAGACTTGTCTAGGGTGAAATCATATATATGATCTTTGTGCCAAACATGATTGTATCTGAAGTCTATAAATCTTTTTACTCCAGCATTGATGTACTTGGCTGGGTCTGGAGGGCCGTGTACTAGGTAGGTGCTTGATTTGACTAGCGGAATTTTTGAATCAGCAAATCCTTCTGTCCAGAATATACAGTTTTCCCAGTCAAAGTCTTCGGGGTAGTCTAGGTCATGAAACCAAAACACTTCGTAACCTAAGTATGAGAATGCTTTGTAAAAAGCTTCTTGTATATAGGACATCGTGTGCGAATGCAGTGGGTGTCCCCAAATAATTATTTTCTGCTTATGCATCTAGAATCTGGGTAGCGCTAGGGGCCAGTTGTGTCCTTGTATTTTAACATCAAAAAAATCTAAAGTTTTCCTAATCAGTAATTCATTACAATAAGCGCCCGTGTCTTTAACGCATTCTTGTAATGCGAATTCGAACGTGTTAAAAACGCTGCCATAGGCATCCATATTTTTGCTAGAGCTTAGGTTTAACCAATCTGAAATCATGCCGTCTGGCTGGTTCATGTCCTTGTAGTGAACAAGGTCGGGGTCGTAGTCTGCCGCATTAATCTTAATGTATGATATTACGTCTGTTCTTATTTTGATTACATAATCATATTTAAAATCATTTTCTAACTCATGTGTTTTTTTGAGAATACTGCTCTTGAGTAGGCTGTACTTGGCGCTATAGTTGTCTCTTATGGTTCTGAATCTGAAGTTTGGTTCTTCTGGGTTCTCTATGGCTCCCTCGAAATACCTTTGCAATGATTCATCGAAGTTGATAGTGGAATTTAAGAAAGTTTTGGGTTCTTCTACTTTTAGTGATATTGGTTTGTATAGCTCTTTGAATTTTTCTATGGAGTCGTTTTTGATTCTTTGGTTCTTCCATCCCCCAGCGCCTCCGTGTTTGTAGGGCTCCGTACATAACTCTTCGCTGAACCAGAGGTGGGCAAATACGTCTGCGTTGTTGGGGTCTATTACGTTCTCCTTCATCAATGGAAAACATTCTTCGATAAACCTAGGCTGACCGCAAACTATTATGGCTGTTTTCATCTAAAATTTATTGTCTCCCTTAAACCCTTTTCTAGTTTTATTGGACCTTCTCTCTTCTGGCTTCCTCGGAAACTTAAAGTTTTTTTTACCAATAGGGAATTCGTACTTTGGCCAAGTAGAATTCAAGTCCTTAAATAAGTAATATGGTAGTGCTGTCACCTTCTTTACTTCGCATTTTATCTTGTTGTTTATTGATAGGTGTTTTTCGAGTTGTAGATGTATTGGCAGTTCTATATAATCGTATATCGAATCAAAAAACTCCGTATATGAAGACATATTTTTTAAATTTCCGCAAGCAAATAAATCAGAAAAAGGGTAATCTGATCCCAAAAACCCTCCTGTACCGCCAAAAACTATGCCATTTGAGCAATAAAGAGTCTCTTTTTCGAGTTCGTCGTACTCTATTCTGTCTTTCGTTATCAAGTCTGTCCTTGTTAGGACATAGAGGTCGTATTTTTCTTTTGATTCGACAGCTAGTTTTAGGCTATTCTTTTTCGATTTCCACTGGCTGTACTCACTGAAGAAGACTCTGTTTGGTCTGTATTTGCCACCTAGATACTTGACTGCCTCTAGGGAGGTTCCGAATATGCCAAATTCTGGAAGTGGGTTTGGGGACTCGCTCTTCTTTGCTTTTTCGTAGAGGGAAAAATCAAAGTCTTCTAGGTTCATTGGTTTTTCTATTTGTATACTTTTAGGTAAGTAAATGTCTTTAAAAATTTGATCTTCGTTTTCTTTGTAAGTTTTATTTATTAGCTCTTTCTTAACGTGGTAGCTTTTCTTGTGGTGTAGCTCTCCACTTAGGCTGTCGTCCCACCATAAATGAGCGTAGATGTCTACTTGTTCGTGACCTCTTATTATGTGGTTAAATAAATTTAAATAGCAGATTTCTACTTCTCTTGGGAAACCGAAAAAACAAACTGCTATTTTCATTTTTTATCAAAAAATATTCTCCTAGGCATTCCGTCTAAGTTGACGAACTCGTCTTTTTTTGGCATGAAGTAGTATATTTCTGGCCCTATTGCGTAGGTATCGCATCTAGCGTCTTCTAGGTGAAATCTAAATAGGTCATGCATGTGCGGAAGCCCTCTTTTCACGTAACTATCAAACTTTTCGTAAATTTGACAATACTTCTGCATGTTCGATTTGGAGCCACAAGCAAACCAGTCTGAAAAAAATCTGTCCCAGCCAGCGGTCCTGCCGTCACCAATATATAGAATATCAGAGTCTAGCTCTTCATATTTGAACTTCTTGGGAAAAAGTAGATCGGTGCGGCATCTTACATAGAAGTCATAGCTTTCATTCGAGGATAGCGCTAGCTCAAAACTCCTTGCCGTCGAGTAGTATGCGCTCTTCATGTTGAAGTAGCATCTTTCTAGGTCTGAGAGCGTCGGGCAAACTCCTAGGTTGTCGGAACTGCAAGATGAGGTGTCGAATTTTATTTGATTTTCAAATACGCTTTTTTTAGGTTTATAAAGCTTCGCAAACTCTTCGTCTGCTTTCTCTAGAAACTTTATTGAGTTTGGCTTGTACTCTGCGCCAGCCATGTCCTCGCTCCACCAAGCATGGGCATATACATCCACATCGTAGCCATCAATCAAATTTCTATTGATGTTTTCGTAGCATTCCTTTAGGTCTCTGGGTTGACCCGAAAAGCAGAGAGCTATTTTCATAGTAAGTCCTCCAAGTTTGAGTCGTTTCTTTTAATATTAATGGCTTCGCAGCTAGGGTATGGGTTGCTTTTGGCGTAATCGTTAATTATATATCTTTTACAGTGAAAGAGATCAAAAATAATTTTGTGGTACTTTAATCCGATTCTTTCTAGCTGGGATTTAGTTTCTTTTTTGTATCCTGTTTTTCTGGATGTTGTGATTACAACTTGAGCTTTTCCCGAATCGTATAGTTCATTGATTTTTTTGACGTTAGCAGGAATAGCATCCGTTTCTCCCCAGTATGGAGGGAAGTGTTGTGCGCTGTTTTCTACAAGAGTTCCATCTAGATCAATAAAGACGCACTTGTATTTAGATTTAAAATGATTCCAGTCGTCTATGGTTCCCCAGTCAATAAAGTTGCTGGTGTTAAGAGTGGAGAAGCTTTCTCCTTCAATTATCATTTTGTAGATAACATGAGAGACATAGAGGTCGTCGTAGTGCTTGATCTTATTGTAGTACTTTCTGAAGTCTCTTGCGTTTTTAAATCCGTAGCATCCTGTGCAGAAGTCGCTACTGATCACCTGTTTTTCAACTATGTTATTAATGTTCTTATTTTCGTCGCAAGAAACATAGCTTTTGTTACATGGGTTAAGTAGCGTGTGGTTATTTAGGTTGGATGTAGATACAAAATTAGAGGGTGTGATTTTAATTTCGAAAAAATTGTCACAATCCTTAGAACAGAAAAAGCCTTCGATTTTTTCTTTTTTTATTGCCTCAAATATCGTCTCTGGTTGGCTTAGGGTGGGCTTACTTAAATAAGTAATCTTGAAATTTTTAATTTTAAGTTTAGAGAATTCTTTTTTGATTCCTTCACTGAATTTATATTTACGCTCGTGCTCTTTAAGGCAAACTAAGTACACGCAATCAAAGAAGTCCAAGTTCAGACCTTTGATCGATTCGGTTATCATTAGGCTTCCGCTTGGATGGGTGGAGAGCCATTTGGGTTTTACGTCGGGGTATCTGCTCGATTTGCCCGCTACCGGAAGAATTAAGCTTCTCATGTTTCTCATTTTATGTTCTCTAGTACGTAGTTGTATACCCTGCTGACCCCTTCCTCAATGTTGAACTTCGGCTCCCAGTTTAGCTCTTTTTTACACTTTGACATATCTGCTATAGAGTTTTTGTGTACTTCCTGTTGTATTCTGCGGGTAGAAAGTTGATTGGTGTAGTTGAATAAGGATTCGTATTTATCCCAGTAGTTTTCGGGGTTTTTGAATTTAGCTTCGATATCTTTACCGGAAACTTCTAGAAATATCTGGTATAGCTTTGGCACTGAAAACCCTACCCCTGTTCCTATGTTATAAATTCCTATTTGATCGCTTCTGGTGGCAATCTCTGTGACGAGAGATATTAAGTCTTCTACAAAAATATAATCTCTCTCTGCTGGAGATTGATTGTATAGCGTGGGGACTTCGTTTTTTGCTAGGCATTTTGCTACATATCCAGTGAATGGCGGTTGCTTTCTTAGGAAATCTTGGTGAGCTCCATAAACATTAAAGAATCTAAGTATAGCTATACTCATTCCGTAGTTATTAATGTAAGATAGGCATAGGTTTTCCCCTGCCCTTTTAGTCATTGCGTAGGTAAGGTCTGGGTTTACTGGGTCGTGTTCAGCGTACCCTGCACTGTACCCTCTTCTCTGTGTTGGCTTGGTGTTTTCGTAAACCGCTGAAGTTGACGCGAAGAGGATTCGCGGTACGTTATTTTTTCTGCAAGCTTCTAGCACGCTCGCTAACCCGCCTACATTTACGCTATAAGCTCTCTGGGGGTCTGTTTGGCAGTCGGGTAGGGGTGCGATTCCAGCTAGATGAATAACTAACTCGCAGTCAGAAAGAATATTTTCTAGCTCTGGCTGGTTTCTTGCGTCGCATTCGTGTAGTGTTCCGAAAGTTTTACCATCTATCGTGAGGTTATCTTTTTGCCCGTAGCTAAAGTCGTCCAAGAGATGAACGTCGTGACCTAAAATGTGGTAGTAAAACCCTAGCTGGGAGCCTATAAATCCTGCGCCTCCTGTGATAACCACCTTCATAACTTGCTAACTATATCAGAGAGAACGCCTCTTAGGTAGTTAATTTTTTTAAGTTTTCTGGTGTACGGAAGAATTCTTGCGAAGTTTAAGAATTGGAACAAAAGGTAGTATTTCTTATAGCTTTTGATGCTTAAAAAACTGTCATGTAGTCTGGCATCCAAGTAGTCTAGACTTATATTTATTTTATTTTTATCGAAGCTTTTTTGATATAGGTCTAGTGACCACTTATAATGAGTATCCTGTCTTAGTTTGGCTACATCTATTAGCGGCGTCTCAATGAATCCATCTAGGAAGTCAATTAGTATTAGCTTGTTTTTTTGGAATATTATATTGCTTAGGGTTAGGTCTCCGTGGCATGTGCCTATTGGAATCTCTAGTTTGTCCGGTAAAAGGTCTATAAACTTTAACAAGCAGAGTATTTTTTTCTTTTTGTATATTTGTAGTATTTTATTCTTGATTATTTTAGAGTCGATCTCTTGGGTCTCAGAAAAAGAGATGCTCTCTTGTACGTAAGAGAATATATCCTCTGAAAATTTGTCTATTTCTTTTTTACCTGCTTCGGAAAGAAATGATACAAAGTCCTTACCTGCTGCGTACTCCATAGAAAAAGAGTTTTCGGTACTGCTTAGCACTTTAGGGGTGCTTAGGTATTTAAGGTCGCTTTTGAATTTGCTCTGCTTGAGTCTTTGCTTTTCGAGTCTGTCGTTGTACTGGAAGCTTGGCGAGGTTTTAATTACCTTGCCATTTCTGAGTCTTACTTCGCATCCAGAAAAACCCTTGAGGTTCATTTTACTCCTTTAAACCTAGGGTAATCCTTCATGTTTTTATCTTTGTGTATGAGTAGTTTCGGGAAAACCATCTCCCAGTTCTCTGGGTATGCAAACCCGCTATGGAAAACCGTGACCTTGTCCTTGAAGTCTATGAATCCTTTGTTTAAGTGAGATTCGTCGTGCCACCTTGCTACAACGTTGACCGATAGGTCATCGTCAATTCTTTGCTTCATTAAGTTAATGAATTCCAGAATGTCTGGGTTCTTGCCTCCCCAAAAGCAGCCCTGCTTGTAGGCTGTGTTCTCATTCGTTGTGCCAGAGGGTACGCAAGCGAGTGACTCTTCATTTGTTTCGAAGTCGGCTAATCCATATATGGCTTGACCGGGATGCTGGACCCCGAATAAGCTGTGGTACATAGAGAGCCAGTCTTCTGATATTTCATCAACGGCCTCCATGTCTGAGTCAATAAAAATTATATCCGAGTATTCTTTAAGCTTCTCTTCTTGCTTTAGTATATAGTGAAACCTTTTAAGCGTTACATACGGCCATTCTTCGTGCTCTATTTCAGTTATGATTAAGTTGTCTGCCTTTAGGGACTTGTGCTCCGGTTGGTCCGTGAATACGAAAAAATCTTTATGAGTTTTAGGTAAGAAAAATTTATTGATAGAACTGTAATAAGATTCAAAAAAATCTATATACTTTTTAGTTCCAATAAAGATTATAGCTATACGAGGTTCCATGATGTTGGTATTAGGTCTTTTATGTAGTCGTACCCGTTGTCTAGGTTGTATATTTTAGGGGCATGTTCGTTTGTGAACCAGTTTTTAGGCGCACATACCCTTTTATTCGTATTATTATTTAAGTGCGCCGCCCACCAGCTAAAGCTAGAGTTACATATAATCGAGTCTTTAAATTTACTCATAAGAGCAAACTCGATCAAGTCTTCCTTGAGGAATAGCTGTGACTCATTTTCGGAGTCTTGGGTAGTGGGGCTTTTCGAGTGCTCTCTTTCTGATATGAACTCACAATTATAAGAAGAGAAATTCTCTTTACACCAGTCTATGTCGTCGGAGAATA